TTCACCAATAATCCCGACATTGTCCTTGACGATATCTACGACGTTTCCAATCAGACCGTTGGTCAGGGTCGCCGTTGGAAAGACCCCTTTGAAATGCCTGTCGTCATGGCTCAACTCCTACGCTCCACCAACATCATGAATGAGCGTGGATTTTACGTGACGGACACCTTGCGTTTAGTTATCCCTGTGGTGGACGTCCAGCGACTCCTTCCATCTATGGTGGGAAATCCATCAAACCACATTAAAGACCGTATAGAATTTCAGGGCGAAATCTTCATCCCTACTCGTGTACTTACACGTGGACGGTATGCAGACAACTACGCCGTCTTTACCATTGACTGCAACCAGGTCAATTCTGAGGAAATGGTTAACGACGTTCAGTTCCAATCTTTTGTTCAGTAATGTATTGTTAGTACACCCAACCCCCTATTGAAAGGCACCACATGTCAGACGTAACTCCAGTATCACCTGCTGATACAACAGCAGCTGTGACCACAGACGCAACAACCGCTCCTGCTGCAGATGCAACAGCACCAGCTGCAGACGCAACAACCGCTCCAGTAGCTGCTCCAGCAGATGCCGCAGCTCCTGCTGCAGACGCAACAGCACCAGCTGCTGCTGCTCCAGCAGACGCAACAACTGACGCAGCTCCAGCTGACGATTCAGCTGCTCCTGCAGATGATTCAACTGACTCAGATGACGATTCAGATGATGACTCAGACGATGATTTCGATGACGAAGACTTCGATGACGAAGACTTTGACGACGAAGATGACGAAGACGACGCTGAATAAGAAAGGCTAAACAATGGCTAAGAAAGCTGCTCCTGTAAGCAAAGGCAAGGTCGAAAAGGTAATGAAGGAATACAAAGAAGGAAAACTTCATTCTGGCTCAAAGACTGGTCCCGTTGTGAAATCAAAGAAGCAGGCTACAGCCATCGCTCTTTCTGAGGCTCGTAAGGCTTCTAAAAAGAAGTAATGTTTACCAGACTTAAGCCCGCACCAGTTCCGTATCCTAATGGAGGAGGTCTTGCCGCTATGAACAAGAAGCAATCTGCTTCTCAAAAGCTAGAGGTTGAGGCTATGCGAAAGAAGCATGAAGCGGAACTGGCACGGCTTAAGGAAAAGCATTCTAAAGAAAATAAGCCCATGACACCAAAGGCAAAGTAATGGCAAAAACTATTAAGATTAAAGGCGAAGGCCACACAATCAAGAAGAACAAAAAGGGCGATGTGATTGTTGACCATGCAGGTAATAAGGGCAAGTACGACAAGATTGACTTGACCAAAAAGACTAAAGGTAAAGTCAAGACCATCGACCAAGGCGTAAAGGCCACTAAAGATTGGCATAAGAAGAATGGCTAAAGCAAAGTTAGGTTCAGGAGCCCGCTTCAAGAAAGTTGAAGAAGAGGCAAAGAAGTCTGGTGCCAAGAACCCTGCTGCAGTTGCAGCGGCTGCTGGCATGAAGAAGTACGGCGTTAAAAAGATGGAAAAGATGGCACAAAAGGGCAAGAAGAAGTAAATGGCAGAGTCACCAGCATGGCAACGCAAAGAGGGTAAGAACCCTAAAGGCGGTCTCAATGCCAAGGGTCGTGCATCTGCAAAGGCAGAAGGACATAACCTAAAGCCTCCTGTTAAGAAGGGCGACAATCCTCGTCGTGCATCTTTCCTAGCTCGCATGGGTAACATGCCAGGTCCAGAGCGCAAGCCTAATGGCGAACCAACTCGCCTTTTATTGTCCCTGCAAGCATGGGGCGCATCATCTAAGGCTGACGCTAAGAAGAAAGCAGCCGCTATTTCTAAGAAGAACAAAAGTGGCAAGTAAGCCAGTCTGGGAGAAAAAGAATCCCAAAAAGAAATCCACTCCTCTGTCTTCTGGACAGAAGGCAGCGGCTAAAGCCCGTGCTGAAAAAGCGGGTCGTCCATATCCGAACGCCGTAGATAACATCTGGGCGTCTCGCCAATCGAAAGGAAAATAACATGTGCAAAGCATGTGGATGCGGTTGCTCAAAGCCTAATTGCAAGGGCGCCTGCAAGAAGAAGCCTTCTACCAAGAAGCCTTCAACCAAAAAGGGCAAGTAATGGCTAAAGAGCTTTCCCCTAAGCAAAAGAAGATTGCCGCTATGGGCGGTAATCCAAAGAAGATTGACTCCGCAGATTTTGCTGCTCTTCGCAAAGGCAAGAAGATGTCAACAGCCAAGAACCCAAAGGTTATTACTAACCGAAAGAAGGGCATGTAATGGCTAAAAAGATGTCGGATGCTGCTCAAGATGCTAAGGTCATGAAGAACATGACCCCAAAGCAGATGGTAGAGTTTAAAAAAGCAGATAAAAAAATGGACAAGAAACCTATGTCCAGAAAACGGGATACAGAATTGGACCAAAAACTTGCTAAAAAAATTAAAGGAAAAAAGTAAGTCTATTCAGTTCTACCCTGTAGCAAATGACGTACCCAGCTACTCCCCTGCTCCATCTACGGGGACGTCAGGAAACATCCCTGACTGGGTACGCCAGATGCCAAAATACACAGATGGACAAACAACCTTTATTTATGAAGGTGGTTCATCTAATTTAACTATAAAAAATTGTTTACCATTTTTAGAAGCTCACACTTCTGGCTATGTGATGACTTTGCCTTGCGACATCCAGGTTCGCCGACTAGACAATGGAACCCCTAGGTTGACCTGGGGTCCTACTATTCCTGACCCTGTTAGAGCCCGACCAACAGTGGAAAGCTATATTCCTCAAATGAATGGGTACGACCCACTAACGTTTAGTTGGATGCCCCAATGGTCTGTTATAACTCCTCAAGGGTACAGCTGCCAGTTTATTCACCCTTTAAACAGAATTGATTTGCCTTTCTACACCTTTGGGGGAGTAATTGACACAGATAAGTGGGGGGAAGCTGGAAACCATCCATTTGTCTTAAAGCAGGGTTTTAAAGGAATAATCCCAAAAGGAACTCCAATAGTGCAGGTAATCCCTTTTAAAAGGGATGATTGGAAGTCGACTGTTACGGACGATTTGGGGGGAAGGTACATGAAAAAAATTAGAGAAAGAGATAGCGTCCTTAAAGGATGGTATCGAAAAAATGCTTGGTCTAATAAATCTTATAGGTAATTTAACCCTGTAAATGCTTTCATAAATACGTATCCTTATCGATAACGGAACTCCGCTGCGGAGCCCGTCTACTGTTCCCACAGGTTGCGATAAAGGGGTTTGCTCATGGCTCACAAGCCTTGGTATGAAGAAGTTGCGGAAATGAATGACAAGAACGAACGAGAAGAATTTGTTCGTGGTGTCTTCGGCTTTCGCCCTAAAGAAAAACAACCCATCGTCGCAATGCTAGTCGCTGGTTATATAGGCGGTAAAGTTGCTTCGAAGGGTAAGCGTAAGTGAGCAAACTTAAGCACATACACAGCGCCCTGCATCAAGCAAGCCTAGATACAACCAGAGTCCTGGGAGCCCATCTTCGTTCTGAAACCCGTGCATCGGGTTGGCCCCATGAGATTACTCGTCGCATGCGAGTCTCCTATGATGGCGACTCATTCCATGTGCATTCCCATCCAGGCCATTCTGCACAAGTAACGGACCTGGAATATGGCACTCCTAGCACACAGCCAACAGCTGCTATTCGCCGTTTCTCCAACCGCACCCATGAGGCAGAGTCTTTCTTGACAGGTCGCATGCACCAACTCCTAGGGAAGTCACTATGACATTTCTTCTTTCTGAAGACAAGGCTCTTCGTGACTTGCTCAAGGGCATGACCGTTACTGACCAAAAGTCAGACGCATCAGGAACTGCCACTCGCAATGTGGGCGTGTACTTCGGTCAACCTGACCAAGAAGTTCGTCAACAGGCTTACCCATACATCACCATTGACATGATTGACATATCTGAAGATATCCAACGGTCTATGCGTGGTTTGGTTAAGCCCGTATATATGGCTGACCCCAACACCATGCCTGATGGTTCTAGCTATGATTCTGCAACAAATGATTGGTATATCCACTGGCCTATTCCAGTAAACATCGATTACCAAATCACTACATATGCCCGTCAACCACGGCACGACCGTGAGCTATTGGCGCAGATTATGTACAACAAGATTCCATTGCGGTTCGCCGTACTGGAGGTCGACGACAATACTTCTCAAGGAACTATTCGTCGTATCGACGTTCTGGACATCGCAAAGCGTGACGTCACAGAACAAGGAAAGCGTTTATTCGTAAACTCTTTCACGGTGCGAGTCTCTAGCGAGATTGCGCCCGAACTTTACAAGTCCGCATATAAGGCGCTCGAAGTCGTTGTTACAGGCACGGAAGGCACGTTTGTTCAAGGACAAACACAGCCACCGTTTACAGCCGTTGATTCGTTCACTATAACGAGATAACTCGGAACCCACCCCAACTAGTTAAGGAGAAAAAATGGCTTATAGCCGCCCAGGTGTGTACATCACCGAAACACTTCTTTCTGCCCCTATTACAGCGGTAGGAATTGCTAATGCTGCTGGCGCCGTTGCTGCACCTTTTGCACAAGGCCCAGAAGCCGTCACTCGTGTGACATCATGGTATGAGTTCGCCACTCGTTTTGGTGGATACAATGCCGCATTCCCAGCAACCTTTGGAGTAGCTCAGTTCTTCTCTAATGGTGGACGTGAACTCTTTGTTAAGCGCATCCTTCACAGCGATGCAGCTGCTGCAAGCATTCAGCTCATGACTTCAGGAAGCACTTCTGTTGCAACCATCACAGCTAAGAACCGTGGAGCTGATGGCAACAACCTTCGTGTCACTGTTGAGACAGGTACTGTCAGCAGCACCTACACTCTCAATGTTTACAAGGAAGGCGTTGCAGGCACCGCTATGGACGTCACCAATGACGTTCTTCTTGAGCGTTATGAAAACGTTGTCTTTAACGACTCTACCTCAAGCGACTACGCTCCAACTGTTGTGAACATCGTTTCCCCTAACATCACTATCAGTGCAACAGCATCAGGAGTTCCTGTTGCTACTGTATATCCATTGACTGGTGGTTCTGACGGTGGAAACATCTCATCTACAGACTACACCGCTTACAATGGCGGAAGCACATCTGTCTTTGAGGAGTTCACCTCATTTGACCGTGCTTTTGTTCTCTTCTTGCCAAATATCAACTCTTACATTAACTCTGGAGTTTCTGGCATCTACTCGGCAGCTATTTCATGGGCAGAGGCTAACGACGGCTTTGTTGTCGTTGAGACCCCTGAGAATGAAACCACTGCAAACGCAATTACCTATGCAGCAGGATTGACTTCATCAAGCAACGCTGCTGTCTACTTCCCACACCTTTACATCACTGACCCAATTGGTCGCAGCAATCAAGCTCTTCGCAAGGTTGGCCCATCGGGTGCTGTTGCTGGTTTGTACTTGGGTACAGATGCAACTAAGGGTGTTTTCAAGGCTCCTGCAGGAATTAACTTGCCTTTGCAGGGAATCATTGCAACCGAGAAGTCCTTCTCGTCTGCAGAGCTAGACAGCCTTAACTCTGGTACTTCTCCAGTTAACCCTATCCGTCAAGTTCCAGGTGCTGGCCTTTCTGTTATGGGCGCTCGTACTTTGAAGCAAGATGGCACAGCAAACAAGTATGTCAACATGCGCCGTTCCTTGATTTACATCAAGAAGCAGCTCAAGTCATTGACAGAGTTTGCTATCTTTGAGAACAACGACGAAATCTTGTGGCAACGCATTCGTACCGTTCTCGACGTGTTCTTGAACCAGTACCGTAACCAAGGTGGTTTGCGTGGCGCCAATAGCGCTCAGGCATACTTCATTGTTTGCGACGGAACCAACAACACTGCAGCATCTATCCAAAATGGACAAATCAATATCCAAGTTGGTGTGGCGCTTCAATATCCAGCAGAGTTCATCGTCATCGACCTCAGCCAAAAGACGCTGAACTAATCTAAGGGAGATATACACACATGGCAACAATTAAGAACAACCGCTCAACGTTAGCCACAGACCCAGTACGTAACTTTCGGTTCTTGGTTAACTTTAACTTCCACGACAGTGCAAGTTCTGCAACCACGTCTGTAACCACCGTCCCTATGGGCTTTACCTCGGTATCAGGAATGGCTGTAACAACAGACTCTATTCCTTACCGTGAAGGTGGATACAACACCACAGTTCACCAGATTCCAGGACAGACCACTTTTGCTCCTTTGATGTTGCAACGTGGCGTCATCCTTGGAAGCCGTCAGAACTGGGATTGGATGAAGCAGCTGTTCGCAACCGTACAAGCTGGTGGCAGCACTTTGGCTTTGGGTAGCGACTTCCGTTGTGATATCGAAATCCAGGTACTTAACCACCCAATCACCTCATTGGGCGCAGACGTCCTCAACGGTGGAACCGCTACTTCAAACCCAACAGCTGCGTCTGTTGGTACAGACGAAGTAGCAATGCGTTTTATGGTTTACAACGCATGGCCTACCTCTGTTGCGTACTCTGACCTCAACGCTGGCGACAACGCTCTCTTTGTAGAGCAGATGTCTCTTGTCCATGAAGGCTTTGACCTTAACTGGGGAACAACCTCCACCTCAAGTGGAACAACCGTCTTTACAAGCGCACCAGCATTCTAATCTAACAAAGGAATAACATGACGAACACCATTAGTGCAGCGGCTAACCCCGCAT